TTGCACCTTTTTCGTCTGGCGAGTCAGCCATAGCAAGACGACGAAACTCAGACGTCACAAATTTGCGTGCGGATTTTTCCATGAACAGCAACAAGTGGTGATGCGGCGTGCCGTCTTGGTGAGGCTCGACAATACGCATCCCGTAAACCTTGATTTTGCTCTTATCAATCGACTTACGAAGATTCGCCCAAACGCCCATGAGGTAAGCGTGAGCCGCTTTCGCATCAGGCTTGCCAGCCTCAAGCCATTTAGGGTTGATGTCACCCTTAGAAACAGAGTGAAAACGAGACGGCGCTGTTACCGTGAAGAACACCGCATCGTGACTCGATTCTTGAGCGATTTCCTCAAAACCACGCAGACGAACGAACATTTCAGCGAGGCGAATCTCAGCGTTAGAAACCGACTTAGCGGATAGCTCACTGAGTGTGAAGTAGTTAGATGGGTCAGCCTCATCGTAAGCAACCGTGTTTTCTAGCGCGATACGGTTAGACGTATTGCGATCACGTTGACGGCTTAGAGAAAAATCCGAGCAGTAAACTTGCTTACGGCGTTGAACAAGCGCTAAATCACGCGCAACACATTCAACCTCGTAAGCACATTTACGGCGCAGTTGACGAACAAGCCAATGCTCATCAAGCGCACGGTTCACCAATGCGAAAAGTTCACAGTTGTTTTCTGCGTATTGAATTTGCTCAGGTGAGAATGCCAAGCCTAATGAATCAAGAAGCTGACACGCTTTATCAAAACGCGCTTGTGATTCTTCAAGCGGAATTGCACTTAATACGCGAGAAAAGTCGCGTGATTTGCGCTTGGCTAGATTGGTAATTTGCTCATCTGACATCGCGTAGCTGTAGCCGTGCTCAGTCAAACGGTCGTGAGCCTCGTTAACTGCGCGAACGGCTTCCAACGCGTTACGTGTTTTAAGGATATCGGTGTAAGCGCGTGTCATGTGTCGAGCGAAGTCGCCGTTACGGTGTAATGATTTCGGTAAGTCCAAACAAGGGTTAGAAGTAGGGCGCTCAATAAAATCTGACAGGTCGTGTGAGTAGATTGACGTACTCATTGCCGATTTCACAGCCGACGGAATGAAATCCTCAGGCGTTGTGAATCTGTGGTCGACGTACTCAAAACGATGGTCGAATAAGTTGTCAGGAATGTGCTCACATGAAGCCCAAGAATGGACAGGAACAAAATCAATCCATTCTTGCTTGCCGGACGCTAAATCAATAACAAGTTCACGCATTATTGAGCCTCTAAAGCAGTCGCTTTTGAAGGTGCCATACCTAAGAAACGACATAAAACTTCATGTTCGTCAGATTCAAAACGAAACTCGTAATCACCAACCGAGAGATAACCAAAGGACTCTTGGATGTTTTCAAACGTGCTAATGCAGTAGCCAAAGTGATTGAAAGGAACAACGACTTCTTCAAAGATGTCAGTTGTAGTGATGTAACAGAGCTTGAAAGCTGGAACGTGAGACACTGCGAAATGACGGAGCGTTAACGTTTTAACGTTGACGTTTTGAACTTGAGTTTCTAATACGACCATAACAACCACCTTGACTAGTTGAGAGAGCGACCGCCAAAGCCAAGCGCGAAAGCGTCAAGGGCAAACGCCCAGAGCTAGGCGGTCTTAATTGCGATTTATGGCAACTCAGCTGAACTAATTAACGCCTACAAAAAGGCGAAAAACTACGTACAAGATAAGCAGGTTGCGCACGATTTGAATCTAGACCCGCCGAAGATTAGTAAAATTCGCAAAGGTGTTAGACAACTTACTGATGAAGAAGCAGTTTTTCTCGCACACGGCGCAGGTATAGACCCTGAGATCGCGTTACTAGGATGTCACGCTGATCGCAATGAAAATCCAGCGATAAAAAGCATGTGGGAAAGCATTGCAAAAAAGTATAACGGACTTGGATTATCAAGCATTTCAATGGTTTGTGCCGGATTGGCTTTAGTGATTGCAAGTCCACAGGAATTACTATCACAGTGCGCATTATATCTGCTTATGTTGAATGCGATTGCATATGCTAGTCCTATAAAATGTCTCTCTTTTGAGGGACTATTCAATGAAGTATCACGAAATGACTAAAAACTATATTTTTCGTGAATTTGAATGTGGTTTATCCGTCGAACAAGCTGCTGAACTTTGTTTAAAAACTGTGAGAACAGTCAAAGAATGGGATAAGGGGAAAACCATTCCTCCTGAGTGTAAACGGCTCATGAGAATGACAAAGGGAAGGGAACTGAGCTCATCTGAACAATGGGAGCACTTTAAGATGCATCATGATAGGTTGGAGTTACCGACTGGGCAACTTGTTACAGCTCAACAAGTTTTAACAGGAATAGCTTTACTAGAGATTGGGGCGTTGACGGACTTAGAGGCAGCTGGGCAAGTTTTGAAGTACGCAAGGGCTCTTAAGGGGATTATGTCTTAAAAAATCCCCCCTAACAAAGGGGGGGAATAAAACTAAGGCTGGAATAGGCTTTTGACTTCACGGAGCTTTTCTGAAGTTTCTAATGCTTTGTTAATAACTTCTTCAGTAAACAACTTTTCGTAGCTTCTCTTATCTGTTGAAGAACCAGATAACTTCGGTTGCATGAGGCTCTTGCATGATTCATTTGTTGCTGGATGAGGAAGTTTCAGCCCCAAGATCTCAATCATTAGGGCTTCAATGCAAGGGTTAATCCCGACTAATTTAATCCCGCATTTGTCACAGTCTTTTACTTGTCTTTTATCCCAATCAAGATCGAGATCCAGCAAAGCTGCAACTTGCATATTTTTAGCCGTAGCGTTGTAAGTCCCTATAGCATCGCCGATAATATTATTAGGACCTTTTCCATGTGCTGTTTTAATTGTGATTTTTATTTTTTCATGATTAAAAAACTGGCGAAGGTGTGAAAGAAATGCTTTTTCCGTAGGACCTTCTCCAACGATTGTTCTTTGTAATCTTTGGTGACGACTTGGTTTTTGTTGTTTTTTTCTTGCCATTTAAATCCCTTATTCAAAATTTGGCACGCCACCGAGAACACCGGAAATATATTTTGCGTATAAGTTATCTCTATCACGAATGCCTTCTATTTCGTCAATGCGCCAAACCTCCGACTTGTTATCTACCTTTTCAACCAAATGAACATGCTGTTTTCTTAGTACGTCTAACACTTGGGGTGTATGAGTCGTAAATAACAATTGAGCATTACTTATATTTTCGGATTCATGTTTGAACATTTCTAAAAGTTGCAGCGTCAATAGTGGATTAAAGTCATTATCAAACTCATCCAAGACTGCTAGGCCACCTTGATCTAATTTAGAGGCAATCATTGTTGCCATTATATAAGCTGATTGAGTACCGTTTGATTGCATCCAAAGAGGAAGTCTATGCTCAACACCATCACATTCATGTATGAATGTTGGTAGCTTTTTCATAGATACATCACCAGTAGTGTCATTAATAACTTCTTTCTCCTCAATTATTATATCCTTAATACCGATATCAAAAGACGTAATAAGAGACTTAACTTTATCAAAAAGTTCTGGATCACTTTCTAAAACTTCAGTGACATTGTCTGGAGAAGATAACTCGTTTCTACCATTAAGAAATAGGTTAGTCGTAGTTAAACTAAAATAAGAACTAACTAACTGAACATCAGTTGTACCATTTTCTTTTAATGCATCATCGTCTACAAGTCGACTTATATAAGATATTAATGAGCAATTATCTGGACATTTTGACACTATAGTTGCACTTACAGGGAAATCATGACCTCGCTTGTAAGTATATTTCTCAGTCTCTGAATTGTACTCTCTCAAAAATACACGATTGAACAACTTCGTTTCATGATTTTTATATTTCAGTTCTTCGTATAGAACTCGTTTCCTTGTAACAATGAAGCTATAACGATACTCAAAGTCCATATCCATGTTTGCATCGTTACGTCTTTTAGGCACAACAAATTCAACCTCAAACTCGAATGGCTCCTCTTTTGAAGAAAAATGAGTAATGATAGGAATAAGTTGCTTGGCATCCATCTTCTTGAAAGAATTTGTGACAAACCAAGCTGCAAACGACAATGGTTTCAACAAGTTTGATTTACCTGCGCCATTTGCTCCGAAAACACACATAACTTTAGAAATACGTGAATTGTACTGTGTTTCATAATCGAAGTATGAATGAGCGGCTTTTTTTGAAACTTCTAGGTCTACGAAAGTATCATCGTAGTAGGATTGGAAGTTCTTAAAACGATAATTTTTTATCATTTAGCTACCTTTGTGACGTTTTTTTGTCTCTAATTGGCTCTAATGTAGTCTTGCGAGCAGTGTTAGTAAAGCGAATAGGCTTTTTTTTTACATAAATTTTGTCAAATGGGAGCAAAGTATACAACTGTGACCATAATTAGGTATGGCGATTTTGGGCAGAGGTAAACTAGAGGGGCTTGTTGTCGAGGAATTTACCCCCGTAATACAGATTCGGGGGTTTGCTCCGCTTTTAGGTCCCTCCCGCAAAGCGGGCCCCTCCCAAAATGCTCGCAATACCGCGCACGTAATAAAAAAGGGCTCGTATAGAGCCCCATGATTAAGTTCGGTGTGGAAGTGCCAAGGTTTGGTGTCCTACATGTTCCGCTTCCTCGGTCTACGCAGACTGCGCTAGCTTCGACGCTGTGGCGAGCGGTCTAGATATGGACAGGCATGTTTTGCTGCAATATGTCTGATGGCTTTTCTCTTTGACCGCACGTGAAGATCCTTTTTGTTTCTTCCCAAGTCACTCGATATACGCAGTCGCTCAACACCTCGAACTGATACCCAATCTTTACCAAGTCCAGATGATCGAAACTGAATAGCTTGTCGCGGCCATCGTACACATCGATGTATATCTTGTAGAACGTCAGGTCACGGTCGAGTTCGGCAGCATACTTCAACCGTTTGGCGTAGGCGATTTGCTTTGCGTATCCGGTGATATAGAAGTCGTAATCTTCCAAAGGCCCGAACCCTGATGCTTTCTTTTTCTTCCTCGCTTTGGTTTCTGCCGTATCTACCGTTGGCGTTCCGTCAGGCAGCTGCGCTTGTACTGGTTGTGGTGGTTTAACGGGGTCGGGCGGTTGCTCTGACTCTGGCCACCAAGCCCAGATATTGAAAACCAATCCAAGCGATAACAGCACCACCGTTCCGACGACAGGCCAGCGCTTCCAGAACGGGCGAATGTCTTTTGCTTCGGCTTCCTGCACTTGCTTGTTGGATTGCGAATGACTCTTATAGAACGGGAAGTATTCCGACTTATAAAATCGGGTAGAGGTGTTCACCACTTCACCGGCACAACCATCTTGCACTTTCTTGGTGTAAGAACTGGTTGAGCCCATGGCCGTGTTCTTTGTGCATCGGTAGGTCACTTCAATCATGTCCTTAATGTCTCGATGCACTTTGCGGATGTTCTGCGTAAGCAAAATGATATCAACACCGTAGTGACGGTGTATTGAGTACCATTCTAGAATCGGCGCGGCCAAGCCTCGACTTGGCAAGCTCATGTGCGCCTCATCGACCACATAAAGTGGCCCTTGTCCTTTTTCATTACGCCATTCGTCGGAGTAGTCTTCAATCTGGCTGAACGGGCGCGAGGTTGAACCGAAATCCGTTAAACGACCATCCACGATTTTGATGAGTTCTCGAACATCTTCACCAAACACCTTAACGAACCAATCAATGTTTAAGGTGATATTGGTGATGACTTTGCGGCCATCTTTAATGGCCGGAATGATGTGATAGGCGACAGCCTCATACGTTTTACCGCCACCTGGTCTCCCTGCTATGGCGTATATCATGAGCCTAACCTCGTAAACGGAATCAATTGCAGCATCAAACGCACCGTAATAGCGGCCAGAATGATGGACAGGCATTGAGGCACACCGACCGCCGCCATAACCCAAGCCACGGTAGGCGGAATACTGGTCATGTACTGGCTCATATCGACCGGAGCGAATAGGGAGAAGACACCAGAGAGCAACAGACTCACCATTGCCATGATTTGCTCAACCGCCCAAAAGAACAGGTCTTTGAGCATGTTGACCAGCGAGATTAAAAGCTGATAGAGGAACACCAACAGCTTGTTAAATAAATCGACTAACCATTCCATATTAACCTCCGAAGATGATACGACGCGCCGCAAACACTGACGTCATGATGAGCACCGCACGAATAAAACCGAACACCCAATCAAAGCTGATTTGCTCTTCAAAACTGAAGTCACCGAAGAAGGGCACAGGGAGCACGAAAGAAGGGCGCTTGGCACTGGATAAGTCGAGGTCACCAAACGAGCTGACAAAGTTGTCGATGGTGTTGTGTTTGAGATTGTCTAACTGCCCAGACACCAAACCACCTAAGCCATCGGGATAGGCCGACTCATAATAACCTGTACAGGTTTGAGATTCGATGCACGTCCCGCCCGTACCTGCGCCAGACGTATCTGTGTTTGCGATGCCGTCTAAGATGTCGGAAATGCCGGAAACATCCTCCGCGATACCATCCATTGCCCCTGCAATTTTCTCTACATCATCACCCACACCATTAATGGCATTGGTGTTTTTGTTCACGGCCGTGGTGATGTCAGCATTCGCTTGTTGGATAAGGGCCTTAGTGTTTTCGTAAATCTTGTTGTCGTTGATTTGCTGCTTTTGAATGGCTTGCGTATTGGTGACCATCGACGCATTCAATGCAATGATTTGGTTTTGAACGTCAGCACTGGCTTGATTGATGTCGATGTTCATATCATTTAGCGCCTTGTTGACATCCGAGTTCAAGCCTTTAATCGCATTCAATACTGCCATGTCTGTTGAATCATCAGTATCAGGGTCTTCAACATCCGGCTTTTTCTCAGTATCCGGTGGATTCACCGTATTGGTTGAGCCATCAGGTAATACGCTAGGGTCTTCGATGTCGCCTGTTGGGTCGTCAGGGTCATGAATTGGGTCATCAGGAATGATAGGAGTGTCAGGGCCATCTTTACCCCAGAAGAGTGTACCGCCTTCACATTGATTGCCCGTGAACTGGAAGTTACCGTGACATAATGTGTTTTGAGTCCATTGACCAGACTCAACATCCGTACAAAGCGTAGTATCACTGGGAACGCGGCCTAATTCGCAACGGGTTGCCCCAAAGTCGCCATAGCATGCCCCAGTGACTTGTTCACCGTAGACGTACGCAACCCATTGAAGCAGCTTGGTTTCATCAATGGATTTTTTGAACTGGCAAGCGTCCATACAGGTGCCATCAGGGTTTTCACCATACTCACATGCAGGAACGATGGGTTCACATGAGACGACGTACCCGTCTTCTACTTTTTCATGGTCGGGAGGACATTGAGCTGAATTTTGAAAGAATCCTGCTGCACGATAAAGAGGCCAAGAAGCACTGGTTGTGTGACACATAATATCTACAACGTATTTGCCATGCCTCAAATAACAGGACTTAGTCGAGAAATCCTTGTAGTTAACAAACTTATTTTCATAACAAGAGACATAAGAGGCAGGGTTAACTCTCATACCCAATAGCAACTTACAATCGGGATAAGCTGAAACGTCTGAAACCTTATATGTTGGTTGAGCCGCGCTTGCATTAAGTGATAAGAACAAGCACGAAAACAGAAGTAAAAAGAGTGATTTATTCACGTTTTCACCATTAAAAAAGGGGACCGAAGCCCCCTTATCCTCTAAAGTTTTGGCTGGACACGTATCCGGCAATGCCACCCAAAAGCACAAAGACGATGAGTTGGACATCGTGGAGAACGGCCAACATAAACTTAAGCCTTGTTCACAGCACGCTTAGCAAGAGTGATGGATTTGTAAGCCATAGTAATGCCGACAATCACCAGACCTGCCGCGCCGATTTTGGTTGCCACACCAGATAAGTCGATAGCGGAGAACGGGTCAGCTGCACCACCTTCCGCCGCCATAGCAGGGACAGAAAGCACCGCAACAGTGACGGTTGCCGCCGCTTGTTTACCGAACTTTTTAAGCGCGTTTAGACGTTTCATAACAGATTCCTCAAAGTAGTTTTATTAAACGTATTGCCATCTTGATGGCGTAAGTTGAGAGATAGCCGCCAACGAACACCAAGGTAAAACCCAAGCCGAACGCTTGAGATATCTCTCCCGGAGCCAGCTGTGTGTAGCTCATTAACGTGTCATATTCTTGAGCCGTCACCATGACATAACCACTGCATGAAGCCGCTTCAATGTCAGGAACGACAGCGAGAAAACCGTCCGCGTTCGGTAGAGCACACACAGGCATAACGAAATTCCTTATTTAGCCTTTAGCGAGGCTTCAAAATGTTTCTTGATGTCGTCATCCACAGGGATGAGTTCCGTAACGATGGCACCCGCCAATGGGTCTTCTGGGTTAATCTCCAAGCGCAATTGGTATTCACGACGAGGAACGAGAGCACCAGTACGTTCAAGTAATAGGGCGTATTGATGATCAATCATCAAAGGTTGATCCCATTGGGGATTCACATCACCGGATTCACCGATAGTGCGGCGTTTGAATTTCTCCGAGTTGATTTCACGTAGAGGTCGTGACACGTTCAGTTGAGCACTGTCACCACGTGCTGAGTTCCAAGTGATATCCATGCCAAGTACAAAAACGGATTTAGCCATTTGTTAAGTCTCCAATATGTGAGTCACCAACTTGCCGTAGGTATCGGGGAAGGTGAATTTCGTTCCATCACGGACAAGGGAACCGACCACGGTTTCAATGTCGCCCTCATGGAACTCGATAAGTGAATTAAGGATTTTCCCGTACTGACGACGCATCCAATGCGCAGAGGCCAACAGGTCTAACGCCGCGCGTTTGGTCGGGACAGGTTTGGTATTGAATTTCTTAGCGGTAGAAATCGAGGCAGCGAAATCATTGAGCGCGGCATACGCGCCAGCAGGATTCAGCAACACATCAACATTCCATTTTTTCAGCTCAACTTCAGAGCGGTACCAGACAAGACCCGTGTTCGCGAGTTTCTGTTCAAGTGCCTTGTTGTAGATACGCCAGTAAATGCGCGAGGTACGCGAACCAATCGAGTATTGCTCTTTGGTGTAAATCGGTTTGCCGTCTTTGCCGATACTGGCAATGGTCATATCTTCATGAAGCACAGGGCCACGACCACGTTCGGCGGTGCGGAAACAGTCGTCACGCCACGCCTTGTAAGCGTATTCGCAATCAAAAATCCCGTCGTAATCGTCATAGGCCAAGTCAACACGCGCCAAAGTTTGCACACCAAGTACATTGGTCAGCCAGTCATGTAGCGACCACGTAGGACGACGGGCAAATACATGCTTGCATCCCGTTCCGTTGATTTGGAAATGCACCGTGTCATTGTTACCGCCGATACCAACGAAGCCGCAGAAGTCTTCACCATCTGGCGAAGTCAGTTTCATGGATTCGGTGTAGAACTGGAAACCCAAACCGCGAGGCGCAGACAGCGACAAACCAAGCACTTGGTTGGTGAAGATGCGCAAGCAATCTTCTAAGTAATTGCGATAGCAGATATCAAACGCTTTGTTGTACGCATCAATCTCGTCGGAAGTCTGAGCGACCGTCGGATTAAACACAGGTGGAGCAGGGAACTTAGGCGCACGACAGTGACGCTGTAACAGTCCAGATTTGGCAAAGCCTTTGTATTCCTCATGCTTGTGCAATCGACGAACGGCATCGTGACAATGACGTAAATCCTTCACGGCAAACGTAAAACACAGGTAGTCGATATGAACGCTTTGCTCATCGAAACTTTTAAGGATGTTAGTTGCAGTAGTCATCGAACACCCCCATATTGATACGTTGTTCAACAGTCGTGTTGGTGATGGACACCAACTCATAAGAAGCGAACTGAGACGAAGCCCAAGACTCAAGATGAGACATGGATTTAAACAAATCCCATTCGTCGCAACCTTTGACCAACACAGACACCGTGTAGTCAGGTAGCAAGTCGTAATAGATGATTTGGGCTTCGTTCATGGATTAAGCCTCTGAACTAGGCTTGGTGACGCTGTCACAGTTTTGATTGTTTTGGTTTTCAATCTGTGAGTTAACAGCGTGAATCAATCGACGAGTCATTTCACAATCAGCCAGTGCACGGTGCGCCGTTAAGTCAGACACATCAACATTCTGTTGAGCGCAAGCGTTGGAAAGTGATTGCCACTTGTAATCTTCATGGTGTTCATTCCAAACACCAAAGAACTCTGCATACCAAAGCATTGCGCACTGAGGAACACAGAACTTGAAAAACAAATCGTGAACGGATTGGACGTAAGCAGCGTTACAGTGCTTATCCAAAGATTGGATAATTAAGCGCGTATCAAAATCTGAGTTGTAGATGATGATTGGACGACCGTTAAGAAGCGGAAGAAAATGGTTTGAGAAAACCAAGTGAAAGTCGGGTGCATCCTTAACGTCTTCATCGGTGATGCCATGAATAGCAGTTGCTTCAGCAGGAATCGAACATGTAGGTTTAACAAGTTCGTTCACGATAACTTTGCCAGTGTGAGCGCAGATAGCAGTGAACTCGACAATTTCTGCGTCAGCGCCTAAGCCAGTAGTTTCTGTATCGATAATGATCGCGTTCTGAGTAGAGAGTTTTTTCATAGCAACACCAAGCAAATTTAACTGAGTAACCAAATTTGGTTATTAGCGTAATCACCAAAATTGGTTAGCGCAAGACACCAAAAATGGTGATTGATAAGCTAAACTGACGGAAACGGAGGAAGCGGTATGTATCAGAACAAACTATTAGATGCCTACAAAAAGGCTCAAAGTTACGTACAAGACAAACAAATTGCAGCGGATATGAATGTGCCGCCGCAGAGAATCAGTGATTTCCGCAAAGGAAAGCGTTATATGACTGATACACAAGCAATTTTTCTTGCAGAGCAATCAGGTTTAGACCCTGAGATTGCATTGCTGGGTTGTCACGCTGATCGCAATGATAATCCGCAGATAAAAGCAGTATGGGAAGGAATTGCAAAAAAGTTTAATGGGCTTGGATTGTCAGGAATCTCAATGGCTTGCACTGGATTAGCCTTAGTGATTTCAAGTCCACAGGAACCACTCTTACAGTGCGCATTATATTCGTGTTTATGTTGAGTGGTTTGCCGTAGGCCTAGACCGCGCAAAGGGTGGGCGAGAGACTTTCTCATTGTCGTAGCTTGTTACGTACATGACAGGATAGAGAATCGCTTTGAAGAGATAGCCCGTAACATAAAAAGCGTATAATGCGCATTAAGGAAGAAATGACATACCAAACGCTGAGTATGTCATTTTAGTTTGTCTTTGTTTTTAATCATGAAGTAGTTCAGGAGGCTTTTGCAGTCTTCTGGTCTTCCTTCCAGTTTGATACTTTTTATTTTTCCGCTTTTATCGGTTTTGTATTCATACATGCAGAAATCATCGCCGTTTCTGATTTTTTCTATGCGTTCCTTGCCATAGACTTCTTCAATTGGTCGGTTTGGATCTTCTTCACGACCAATGATTTCGCCCATTGTTGGGCTTGCCAATGAACTTGAGCTCATTAAGGCCATTGATAATATGATCTTCTTCATCGTCTTACTTCGTCGGTTAGCGAGCATTTTGGGAGGGGCCCGCGTAGCGGGAGGGACCTAAAAGCGGAGCCAAACCCCCGTCTAGTATTACGGGGGTAAATTCCACTGAATCATCAGTGTTCACCGTGTATTCGCAAGCGTAGCGCGCCAGTGTTTGAGCGCTAGCGAGTCATCAAGTTAGCTCTCTCCAATGCCATTTGATTAGCTCTTTGAGGTCACTTGGTTTTTTTTATCTTCTGGAAGTCTTCCTCAGCAAATTTTTCTAATCCTAAGTTGATCAAGTAATCGAGCATCTCGGTTTCTTTGATACTTGTCTTTGTCTCTATGACAGCTTTAACAGTCATTTTTTCTACTTTCGTCCACGTCGTATCTTTTATGTGTTTAGTTGCCATTCTTTTACCTCGGTCATTATTTTCGAAAATATTATAAGCTTAGAATCTAAAAAGTATTGACAATTAGAATCTAAGAAATTAGGTTTGGCGCATAAAATAATTATTTAGATTCTAAGTTGGCAGGCTTTGAGATGAAAAAACAAGTATTCACTCCAGAAGAATTGCAAATCGACACTGATGCAAGTCCATTTGTGTTTGTTGATTACTTGTCTTGGACAATCCCTTACTCATCTTTGCGTCATGCTCACAAGTCCGACCTTTCGGCTCTTTTCTGGTCTCCAATTCCTAAGCCGAATTACCGCATGGCTAAAACACCAGAACAGAAAGAAAAGCTGATTGAGAGATACAAGCAACAGTGGAACGTTTCAATGATGGAACGTTTGGAGGTTTTCTGCTTGCACGTTCTTGGTCTTCGTATGTCGCCTTGGCGTGGTAAAGGTTTGTACGGTTACGAAGATTCATGTCACCTGATGACTAAACACTCTAACAAACACGTTGGATTTGTTGCTTTAGGCGGTAACCGTGGAACCTGTTATTTCCAAATCGAGGGGCTAGGGTGCAAACACCTTTTTGAGCACACAAGTGCATTTCGTTTGCATTGGTGGTTGCAGCTTCTTGATTGTAATCGCCTCTCTCGAATCGACCTTGCTGTCGATGACTTCCACGGCCTGTTTGGTCGTGACTATGCCAAAAAAGCCTACGCAGATGATGCTTTCAGAACTTCGGATAAAGGTCGTAGCCCTAGTGCTGGCGAACGTTACTTCGCTGAGGCTTCCGGCAAAGTTATCAATGAATCATTTGAGGTGGGCAACCGATCATCTCGCATTTACTGGCGAATCTATAACAAGGCAGCCCAACTCGGTCTCGATATGTTTTGGTTTCGAAGTGAGTGTGAATTGAAAGATATGACGGTTGATGTGCTGCTAAATATCAGTGGTTATTTTGCTGGTATTTGTGCTTATAGCGCTTCAATCGTTGCAAGTTCGCCTGTAAAGGTGGTCACAAAAAAGAAACAAGTTGCGCTCGATATGCACGGGCGTATTCGTTGGGCTCGTCGACAAGTCGGTCGTACGTTAGCGGATATTGCTAAGTACTTGGATGGTGATTTGGAGAAAGTTTTTGGACTTCTCATATCCGAGGAAACGCAAGGTGATTTGCTCAACTTGCCTGATACATACAAACACATAATCAAAGAGATAATGGAGAATTAGCATGGCTGTTCGTTACGTTCTAACAGGTGGCACTTACTCAAAAGGTGTTGGTAAGCAATCTGGTAAAAAATATGAAATTGGTCGTTTGTTTGCTGGTAAGGCACTCAAGCCTTGGGAAAACGAAAACGGCTCTCAAATTGCGTTTGGCATTGAATCTGTTGAGGTTCCATTCGCGCCAAACGATGCACTTCTCGCTAAATTCGAAACAACGATGTGTCCCGCTCTTGTTGAGTTCGAATACGAACCTGACCCAGAAGACCCTCGCCGTAACTTGGTTTGCGATTTCAAAGTCATTCGCAGCCTGTTCGACAATCCTGTCTCTGATAAAGCTAAGTAAGGTTTTTAATTATGCCTGTGTGCGCACTTCCAAACGCTGACGGTTTTATTGCTGTCGTTCCTGAAGTTGATGCTGCTTCTTGTAGCGGTTACGTCATGGTTACGGCTCAAGAATACGGTTCGCTTATGGACTTCACTCAGGTTACTGGCCCTGAAGCTACTCAAATGTTCGGCCTTGGTTTTTCCTTGGTGTTCTTTGGGGGCTTCATTTCTACCTATGCCATCAAGATGGCTTTACGTTTAATCAAACTTCTCTGAGGTACTTATGAAATACATCAATCAAGCGAAGAAATTCGCAAAACGTGGTGCTGCTACTGTTGCTGCGGCTGCTTTTTCTGGTGCTGCTTTCGCAAGTGAGGCAGGTGCTGACCCATTCAGTGCAATCGACCTTGCTGGCGTTGCGACCAAAATCGGTGCGGCTGGCTTGCTAATTGTTGGTATCGCTATGGCTCTTAAATCCATCACTCTTGCTAAGCGCGCTGTGAATAAGGCTTAAGTTTATGTTGGCCATTCTTCACGATGTCATTCTCATCGTCTTTGTGCTTTTGGGTGGCATGGCTGGATTTGTGGCCTCTCAAAACTTTAGAGGATAGGGGGCTTCGGTCCCCTTTTTTAATGAGGTTTATACATGAGTATTAAACAAAGCATTGCGGCACTGGTGATACTTTTGAGTGTTTCGTTTAGTGCTAATGCTGAAACTCTTTATAAGGTTAATAACATTCAATGGGGCGGCTCTCCACTTCAAGTTTCTGCTATCTATGCTGAGTCTTATCTTCTTGATTTGAGTTGGGGTAATTTTGGCAATTGTTCGATCTCTTACGGTCAATTTTATTGTCTTCAACATGGCTCCAGTAACCCCAATCTCATCGCCAAAATGCAAAAATATGTTTGTCCTGAGGGGCAACAATTCAATCAAGAAACAGGGCGTTGTGAAGACCCTAAATATTGCGAGCGTCCTGAAGTTATTGCACAAATTGAATCGTCAAGGTCTCAATGTGAATCGCAAGGTAAGCAATTCTCTTATTCTTGTAGTGACGAAACAGAATCATGGGAATCTGAGTGCAATGGTGGCGATTGTTCTAAAGTCGAGGGCGATTCAGGTGACATGCGTTGGGACTCTGGTGTGTTTGGTAGCGGATTGCCTTCCACTTATATGTGCTCTGGAAAAGGAGGCGGTTGTACTGCTGCTATTGATGGTTCTAGCGCTTGGTGCGGTGAGTCTGGTTGGTGCTATGCAACTTTTACTGTTATAGGCCCTTCTTGTGACAGCACTACTGGTAATCTTTTTTGCAATGACCCTGAGTGTAAAACACTTAAAGACCCTAATACTGACGATAAACCAGATACTGACCCTACCCATAAACCAGATGACCCTACTGGCGGTGATATCGAAGACCCTAGCGTTTTACCGGACTCTGATAGTGACGTTGTCGTTCCGAAACCTCCAACGGATGAGCCAGACGTAGAAGACCCGCCAACGGATGAATCAACAGATACGGCAGTTGTTAACGCAATAACGGGAATGAACAAGGACGTTAATAAGGCGCTGAATGATATGAACATCGATATCAATCAGGCTAGTGCTGACGTTCAAAACCAAATTATCGCGCTCAATGCTTCGGTCGTGACCAATACGCAAGCCATTCAAAAGCAGCAAGCTAATGACAATGAGATTTATCGAAAAACTAAAGCTCTTATCCAGCAAGCCAACGCTGATATCACAACTGCCGTAAATCAGAATACCAATGCGATTAATGGTGTTGGTGATGATGTTGAGAAAATTGCAGGTGCAATGGATGGCATTGCGGAGGATGTTGCTGGTATTTCAGATACGTTAGATGGCATTGCTAATACGGATACGTCTGGCGCTGGTATTGGTGGCACTTGTATCGAGACGGGTACGTGTACTGGTTTTTATGAATCTAAATATCCTGAGGGGTTAGGTGGCTTGGTTTCTGGTCAGCTCAATGATTTGAAAGTAAACACCATAGATAACTTTGTTAGCTCTTTCGGTAACTTGGACTTGTCCAATGCTCAACGTCCTTCGTTTGTTCTTCCGGTTCCGTTCTTCGGTGATTTCAGTTTCGAGGAACATATTAGCTTTGATTGGGTTTTTGGTTTTGTTCGTGCGGTTCTCATCATGACGTCCATTTTTGCGGCGCGTCGAATCATTTTCGGGGGTTAATATGGACTGGTTAGTTGATTTGTTTAACAAGCTTTTGGTGTTTTTGTACCAGCTTTTGCTATCTCTTTTTGACATGCTCAAAGATTTGTTTTTTTGGATTGTTGAGCAAGTTATGGAAGCGGCCAATTCGCTGATTGCTGGCATTTTCGCGCTCTTTGCACCTGTTGATATGAGCCAGTATATGACGTCGATTCCTCCAACCGTTTCTTGGGTTTTGGCTGCGGTCGGGGTTCCTCAGTGCTTATCAATTATCCTTGCTGCAATCACTATTCGTTTGTTGCTTCAACTGATTCCGTTTACGAGGTTAGGCTCATGATTTACGCAATAGCAGGGAGACCAGGAGGCGGCAAAACTTATGAAGCTGTCGCATATCATATTATTCCGGCCATCAAGGACGGTCGAAAAGTCATTACCAACATCACGTTGAACATTGATTGGTTTGTAAAGATATTTGGTGAGCACGTTCGCGACCTAATCAAGATTGTTGATGGTCGTTTGACGGATTTTGGCTCTACAAGTCGTCCATTTAGTCAGATTGGTGATTACTCGGATGAATGGCGAAATGAGAAAGGACAGGGGCCTTTGTACGTTGTAGATGAGGCTCATATGAGTTTGCCGTCTCGCGGGCTTCCTGCTGCGATTCTTGAGTGGTTCTCGATTCATCGTCACTATGGTGTTGATATCATTCTGCTTACTCAGAACATCCGCAAAGTGCATCGAGATATTAAGGACATGATTGAAGTGACCTATCGATGCACGAAAAACACGGCTATGGGCTCAAGCAACTCATAC